CGACCCGGGATGACATCCTCGACGCGCTGCCGATCTCGTACGGGTACGTGATCAATGACAAGGTGTGGGCCGGCTGGGTGCGCCGCGGCCGGCTGGCGCAGCGCGGTATCGGGCCGGACGGGTCACCGCTGTGGCGTCTCGGCGAGGTGCTCGAGCTGGCCCGGGCCCGGGAGCGGAAGCGCCGGCGGTGAAGCTCGAGGAGACATGCGCGTGCGGCGCGCAGATCAAGGTGGAGGACGACGATGCCGCCCAGGTTCGGGCGGATGTCGATCGGTGGCGTGAGCATCACCGGTGTGGTGGTCCGCAGCCGTGGCGGCGTGCTGCCGGCTCCACGACCGCGGCGACGCTAGCGTTCGGGTTCGCTCCCGGCCGTGACACGCCGCGCGTGTCACGGCGCGATGCTGGACATCCTTGACAATTCTGCGTAAGTTGCCATCTAGTGGGAATGAGTGGGTCCAATTCCCGAACGCCTCGGTGATCACCGGGGCGTTTCGCATCTTCCGGGTAGGCCGATGTACAGGCCACCGGTTCTCCGTCTCCTGGTCGCAGCGCCGTCCTCGGCAGCGCGCGCTGTAGGCCGGGCGTCAGCCCACAGGCGGAGGACCGGCCGGGATCGGCGGGTGGTCGGCATGGCTGGTCGTCGCCCCGATCTGGTGACCTACGAATACCGGCGTGACCGTCGCGAGTTCCTGCGCAACTTCACGCATTGCTTCTGGTGCGGCGGCGCGCTGCGCTTCGACCTGGTGCGTCACCGGCTGTCGCCGACCGTGGATCACCGCATCGAGGTCGGTGTCGGCGCGGATCCGAGGGACATGTCGAACTGGGTGCCGGCGCATCTCGGGTGCAACAGCTCGCGGTCGGCGAACGTGACCAGGCGCCGCCTGGTGCGCTCCGAGAACTGGTGACAGAACAGTAGGGACAACTCGCAGTCGCACTCGCGGCAGCGCTGTGACCTGCGGTTTTTTGGTGACCTGCGAGGACGCTTCACCCCGCGTCTGCCAATTTTTTGTCCCCACGGCTGTACGAGTTGGGACCCACCACCTGCGGAAACACACCGTCTGAGGGGTGTTCAGGAGGTGCCGACGTGACCGATGCTGAATTGCCGGCCGGCCGCACCGTCTCGCGGCGTGCGTCCGAGATCCACCACGGCACGCCGGGCGGGTATCGGAAGGGCTGTCGGTGCCGGAAGTGCACCCGTGCGAAGTCCGCGCAGCGCGCCGAGGAGCGTGCCCGGAAGCGTGCGCGCGACGCGTCCGCCGCGATGGAGCCCGATACAGGCACGGCGGCGAGCGAGACAACACCGCCCGTAAGCGTGACGGAACCGCCGGCGGATGCGACAGCGGAGGCCGAAGGCGGGACAGGCAAGGAACCCGGGCAGGTCGAGGCGGCGGTTATCGCCGAGCTGGAGTTGCACGAGGGTTCGCGGGGTGTGCCGCCTCTGGCCGCGGTGGCCGTGGCGCTGGCGCAGGAGATCGATGAGGCGGCCGGCACGTCGGTGGCCGGGGCGGCCCGGCAGCTGGTGGCGACGCTGTCGGAGATTCGGAAGCTGTCTGCGAAGACGGACGACGAGCTGTCGCAGCTGCTCGCCGCCATGAAGCGTGCCTAGGCCGGCGCTGGCGTGTCCGCCGCGGTTCGCGACGCGCCGGGACCCCACGCGGGAGACGATCGGGCCGAAGATCGCGGTGGCCGGTGGCGCGCTCGGTACGCCGTTCATGCCGTGGCAGCAGCTGGTCGCGGACGTGGCCGGCGAGATCGACCCGGCCACGGGCCGGCTGTACTACTCGGAGATTGATCTCCTGACGCCGCGCCAGTCGGGTAAGACGACGTTGGAGCTTGGTGTTTCGACGCATCGGGCGTTCGGGTTCGGCGGTCCGCAGAACATCGTGTACACGGCGCAGACCCGCGGCAAGGCGCGAGCGAAGTGGGCCGACGAGCATGTGCCGGCGTTGCAGAAGTCGCCGTTCGGCCGGCTGATCCGTGGCGTCCGCTATTCGAACGACTCCGAGGCGCTGTATTGGGCCAACGGGTCGCGGTACGGCATCGACGCCGGCAATGATGCGGCCGGGCACGGCGCGACTCTGGACCTCGCGTTCACGGACGAGGCTTGGTACGAGGTCGACGCTACGAAGGAGCAGGCGTTCCGCCCGGCGATGATCACGCGGCCGGAACCGCAGCTGTGGGTCGTGTCCACCGCCGGCAACCGGCGCAGTACCTACCTCAAGCCGAAGGTGACTCGCGGCCGCGCCAGGTCGATCGACGGGCAGCCCGGCAGGGTGGCCTACTTCGAGTGGTCTGCCCCGGACGACGCCGATCCTTCGGACCCGAAGACTTGGCTCGCATGCATGCCGGCGATCGGTTACACCGTCACGCTCGATGCGGTCGCAGCGACGTGGGATGGGATGAAGGACGACAACGAGGACGAGTTCCGCAGGGCGTTTCTCAACCAGTGGCGCGACGGTGTGTCGATTGTGCAGGTGATCGCCGTGGAGGACTGGATGGCCGCGGCTGACCCGGCGTCGGTGATCCCGCCGGACGTGCCGCGCTGGCTGGCGGTGGACCTCACCCCGGATCGGTCGCGTGCTGCGATTGGCGCGGCCGGGCTGCGCGCCGACGGCCTGGAGCACATCGAGGTCGTCTACCACGATCGGTTCCGCACCTCGGCTCTGCTGGGCCGGCTGCATCAGTTGAAGGCGACCCGGCCGCTGGCCGGGCCGATCATTCTGACGAACGGCGCCGCGGCGGAGTTGCGGCCCGACCTCGAGGACGAGGGCCTCGAGTGCTTGGTGATGTCGTCCGGTGACATGCGCACGGCGTGCGCTCAGCTGTACGACCGGGTGCCGGAGCGGGTGCGCCACATCGACCAGGCGGCTCTGAACATCGCGGTGGCGGGAGCCACGAAGCGCGAGACGGACACCGGGTGGACGTGGAACCGCCGCGGCGACACCGACATCTGCCCGCTGGTATCGGTGACCGGCGCCCGCTGGGGCCTGGGCAGCGACGGCGACGACGCCGAGCCGGACTTCTACTTCTGATCGGAGGCGGAATGGACGTCATTACAACGATTCTCGAATCGGCCGGGCTGGCTGCGATCGTGGCGGCGGCCGCGGTCGTGGACTGGCGTCTCGGTCTCGTCGTTCTGGGGGCGGCGTTGCTGGCGGTGTCGTGGGCGCTGGCGCGCCGGGGCGGTCGCCGCCGGTGAGCCTTCTGTTCGCACGCGAGCGGCGTGACGCCAAGTCGCAGCTGATCCCGCCGCGCACATCTCGCCTGTCGATCCCCGCGCCGACCGTGGAGGACGCGCGCCGGAACTCGGCAGTGTGGGCGTGCACACGGCTGCGCGCCGATCTTCTCTCGACGCTGCCGCTCGACGTGTTCGTGCGGGTTAACGGCGTGCAGTACGAGCGGCCGCGGCCGAAGGTTTTGACCGAGCCGGGCGGCTCGGACGTGCGCTACATGGAGTGGATGTACTCGACGCAGCAGGACCTCGACACGTTCGGGAACACGTTCGGCATCATCACCGCGCGGGACGCCGCGAACCGGCCGGCGCGGGTGGATCTGATCCCGGCGCGGGACGTGACGGTTCGCCAGGACAAGGACCGTGTCGTGACCTACTGGTACGGCGGCACGAAGTACAACCGTGATGAGATCTGGCACGAGAAGCAGTACACGGTGGCCGGTTTGGCCGTTGGGCTGTCTCCGATCGCGTATGCGGCTCTGGCGATCTCGCAGGCAACGTCGGCGCAGGAGTTCACGGTCGGCTGGTACACGAACTCGGCGGTGCCGTCCGGGATCTTGCGGAACAACTCCAAGGACCTGACCCGTGCCGAGGCGCTGGACGCGAAGGAGTCGTATCGGGCTGCGGTGTCCGGCGGCGATATCTGGGTGGCGGGTAAGGCGTGGGAGTTCTCGCCGATGACCGCGCAGAAGGCGGACACGCAGTTCCTGGCGGCGCAGCAGGCGACCCTGCCGGACATCGCCCGGTACATGAGCTGCCCGGCGGACCTGATCGACGCCATGGTGTCGGGCGGCTCGTCGGTGACGTACGCGAACATCGTGCAACGGAACCTGCAGTTCCTGATCATGAACTTCGGGCCCGCGATCGCCCGGCGTGAAGAGGCGCTGACGCACGGCATGATCCGTGATCCGCAGTACGTGAAGCTGAACTCGGATGCGCTGCTGCGGATGGACCCGCAGACGGTGTCGGCGATGTTCGGCCAGCAGGTGCGGGATCGGCTGCGCGCCCCGTCCGAGATTCGTGACCTGTGGAATCTGCCGCCGCTGACCGAGGCGCAGCTGGCGGAGTTCGATCGCCTGTCGCCGGCGCCGGCGCAGGCCGATCTTGCCCGGGCGCTGCAGCAGATCTACCTGTCTGTCGGCAAGGTCATCACGTCGGACGAGGCGCGGCAGATCGTCAATGAGCAGTTCGGCGCGTCCCTGGCGCTGCCGGGTCCGTCATTCGAGCCGGGAGGTACATCGTGAGCGTGAGGACGATTTCGGAGGCCGCGCAGCTGCGGAGCGCGGAGACTGCGCAGCGGGCGGATCGGCCGCGGCAGCGTCGCATGGCGGAGCCGGCCGGGTCGCTGGCCCGGGCGTCGGCGCACCTGGCGAGCGTGGAGCTGCGCGAGGCGGCCACTGATGGGCATCTGACGTTCGACGGGATCGCGTCGGCGACGGAACGCGGCTACGAGATGTGGGATTTCTTCGGCCCGTACACGGAGATCATCTCCGCCGGGGCGTTCGCGCGCACCCTGGCCCGGGTAGATCTTGACGTTCCCCTGGTCCTGGGGCATGACCAGATGCGGCGGATCGCCCGCACGTTGACTGGCACGCTGCAGCTCGAGGAGATCGACGAGGGCCTGCATGTGCTGGCCCCGGATCTCGACCCGGCCGACGCGGATGTCGCCTACGCGGCGCCGAAGCTCCGCGCCGGCCTGTACGACGAGATGTCGTTCGCGTTCCGCATCGTGCGCGGCCAGTGGTCCCCGGACTACACGGAGTACCGCATCGACGAGGTCGATCTGCATCGCGGCGATGTGGCGATCGTCGGCTACGGCGCGAACCCCTACACCTCGGCGGCGCTGCGTGCGGCGCCGGAAGACTTCGGCCGGCGCCGTCGCCTGCAGTTGCTGGCGCACGCACTCTGACCGATCCCCTGCCGCGACGATTCGCGTCCGTCCGCCCCGCGCCAAGGCCCGGGCCGGCGACCCGTCTGTATGTCCGGCGCAATCCGATCATCCACTCAGAAGGGAAATGCCATGAAGTTCGAAGAGGTGCTGGCGCGGCTGCGCGCCGAGCGTGCGGCGCTGGTGACCCAGCGTGCCGCGCAGTCAACGATCATCCGGGAGGTGCTGGCGGCCTGCGACGCGGACGGACAGCGTAACCCGACCGAGGCCGAGTCGGAGCGCTCCGAGGCGGCGAACACCGAGCGGGCCCGCCTCGACGGCGAGATCGCCGCCCTGGACGCGCGTCTGGCGCCGATGGAGACCGAGGAAGCGGCGCAGCGCGCCGACGAGGCGGCCCAGCAGCAGACCCGTGAGGTCCTGCCCCGAGGCGGCGCTGTCGTGGTGTCGGAGGCCCGCACCTACACGGAGCAGTCCGACCCGAAGGGCGTTCGGTTCCTGTCCGACGTGGCGGCCGATTTCCTGGGCAACCGGCAGGCACGCGAGCGGCTCTACCAGCACGAGCGGGAAGAGCGGTCCCTGCGCGGCGACCAGCTGGTGCGGGCGGCCACGGGTGTGACCACATCGGGCGCGCCCGGCCTGGTCGTGCCGCAGTACCTGGTCGATCTGTACGCGCCGAAGGCTCAGGCGGGCCGGAAGTTCGCCGACCAGTGCCGGCACCACGACCTGCCGGCCACCGGCATGACCGTCTACATCCCGCGGCAGACCACCTCGACGTCGGCCGACGAGCAGACGTCGGAGCTGTCGGCGGTGTCCGAGACCGACTACGACGACGAGATGATCTCGGTGTCGGTGCGCACGAACGCCGGCGCACAGACGATCTCGCGTCAGGCGGTGGAGCGTTCCCTCGGCACCGAGGACATCGTCTTCGAGGACCTGATGAAGTCGTACAACTCGAAGCTGGACGACAAGCTCCTCAACTCGGCGACGTGGGGCCTGGCGGCGGTGGCGACGGTGGCGACGTGGACGGAGGCGGCGCCGACGGCTGCGAAGCTGTACTCGAAGGTGCAGGAGGCGGCATCCGGTGTGGAGTCCGCGCTGCTGGATCTCGACGAGGGCGACCTCCTCACCCTGATGCACGGGCGTCGCTGGGCATGGCTCAAGGCTCAGACCACCACGGCGTGGCCGTTCATCAACCAGGGCGTGCCCGGGCAGGCGGCGGGCACGGACGCGGCCGCCGCCTACCCGGCGGGGGTGCGCGGGCATCTGCCCGACGGCGGCGCCGTGGTCACCGATAACCATGTGGTGACCAACCTCGGCACGGGCACCAACCAGGACGAGGTGTACCTGGTGGCCCGGCAGGAGGCGCACCTGTGGGAGGACCCGAAGGCGCCGATGTTCATCCGCGCGGAGCAGACGCAGGCAAAGAAGCTCGGCGTGGACCTGGTGCTCTACGGGTATTTCGCGGCGATCTTCGATCGGGTGCAGGACTCGTCGAAGGCCGTGCACCGCAAGATCACCGGCACCGGTTTGGTCACGCCGACCTTCGGCTGACCGTTCGTGGTTCCCGGGCGCGACTCGTGACGGTCGCGCCCGGGGGCCGCTCCCCCGCTCCCCATTCATCGACAACTGGAGGTTTCTATGTCGAACACCGAAAGCGCGGCCGCGGCCGCGGCACGCAAGACCCAAGCCGAGTACCTCGAGGGGCTGCAGCGCGAGGCGCAGGCCTACAAGGACGCCGGCCGCAAGGACCGCCTCGCGGAGGTGCAGGCGGAGATCAAGCGCACCGAGGCGTTGCTCGATGTGAGCAAGGCCACGCGCGCGGCCAAGGGCAAGGGCGGCAAGGGCGGCAAGGGCGCCGCCGCGCCGGCCGACACGCCCGCGGGCGACGACGCCGGCGGGGCTGACGACGGCTCTGACGGCGCCGGTGACGGCACGGCCGGCGACTGACGATGACGACGCCAACGCCGGTGCTGCTGTCGCTCACGGAGGCACGTGAGGCGGCAGCATCGGCGGGCACGTCTGTCGGTGAGCTGGCCAACGACGAGCTGGTTCAGCGCTACATCGACGCGGTGGTGCCGGTGATCGAGGACCTGTCGCGCCCGGTGGCGCAGCTCGATCGGTCTAAGACGGCCGATGGTGGGCGCGAGGCGATCCTGTTGCCGTGGCCGTTCGCCGCGGTGGTGTCGATCGTCGAGTCCGGCGCGACCCTGTCGGCGGGCGACTTTGTGCCGGCGGGCGAGCTGGGCATCATCT